GGACAGGCCCCCCAGGGTCTTGCCGTCGCACCGCCTGCGGCATCTCAAGGGCCTACATCAGGCGTTCAAGTTTGACCGAGAAGAATCAATGAGAAGAAATAACAAAGGAGAATACTATGGCATTTACTACAGAAGCAATCGAAGCCCCTGCAATCGCGCAACCCACTGGTCCAGCTGAGTTTGATTTACCTGTTAAGGAATTTATTGGGTATGACCCGAAGGGAACTACAAGCGTTACTGGTTCCCCAATTGTTCGTCCTGATCAAGTAATTCCGAAGCAAGAAATCACTACTGAAGCGGTTGCAGAACCACCTGCTACAGAAGAATCGGTAAAGCTTTCGCCTAAAATCAGCGCCATTGCTCGAAAAGAGCAGGCAACGCGCAGGCGAGAGATGCAAATTGCTCAAAAGGAACGCGAACTTGCCGACAAATTAGCCAAAGCTGAGAAGTTTGAGCAGCTACAAGCTAAAATTGCGGCAAAGGACTATTCCGCAGCTGATGAGCTTGGGATTGCTTATGAAGAGTACGCTCAGTACCTCATCAATAAGCAAGCCGAATCCGACCCAGCCGAAGAGCGATATCGCACCATTGAAGAAAGACTTCAGGCCCAAGAAAAGGCCCTAGAAGAAAATACCGTCAAAGAATATCAGCAAAATCAAGCGCTATGGCGTGGTGAAATTGCAAAAGTAGTCGCCGAAGATGAAAGGTTTTCGACGATTAAAGAACTTGGCATGGAGGAGGCCGTACTCCGCCACGTTAATGATTCTTTTGATGAGGACGATGTAGAACTTTCTGTAGAGCAAGCGTGCCAAGAAATTGAAGATGCGCTTGTAGAACGTGCAGAGAAATTCGCGGCTGTCTCGAAGGTTAAACAAAAGTTTCAGGAACCGCCCAAAGCGTTAGGCGCTCCTAAAGCTTCAACAAAAACATTAACGCAAAGCATGACGGTAACTTCACAGAAGCCGTCGACCAAACCGTTTCATCTCATGAGTGAGATGGAACAATGGAATGAAGCTGCTCGCAGAGTGCAGGCAGCTAGAACACAAGGAAGGTAATTAAATGGGTACTCCAGCAAATCCAGCTCTTGCCTATAGTAATAGTCAAGACAACTTACAGGTTTTGAAGCAACTCTATTCCGATGACGCCTGGGTCATGAAAGACCTGGTCTTTAATAAAAATAGATTTTTATCGATGGTTGATAAGGACGAGACAGAAATGGGCTTGGGCGGTCTTAACTTCCCGATCCCAGTTCTGTATGACGTAGGTGGTGGTGGTTCTGCTAACCTCGGTTCTGCTCAAACCTATCAAACCGCTCCGGCTACGGCATCGTTCCTGTTGACCACGGTGAACGTTTACCGCGTCGGATCTATTCAAAACCAATTCCTGCGCGCATCGGCCCAAAACATTGGCGCCTTCATGCCTGCAGCTAAAATGAACGTTAAATCTCTCTATATGGGTGCTGCTAACGATATCGCTTACCAAATGTTTTCGGATGGTAGCGGCGTTCGCGGAACCTATGGTCTTGGCGCTGGTTCGATTTCGGCTGGTGTTATCACCCTTGATAACCTTGGCCAGGTCTATCAATTCAGCGTCAACATGGCTCTTAACAGCTTCTCGATTTCTGGCCAAACGGCTACGCAATCGACTGGCGGTGCTATCGGCTATGTTATCGCGGTTGATACTGGCGCAGGAACGGTTACCGTTTCTCCGACCCTGCAAGGTGCGGCTGGAACTCCTTCCGGTTGGTCTAGCGCGTTCCCTTATCTCGGACGCGTGGGCGATACCCTTTTCAGCGTGAATGGTTTGAACTCTGCTAACATGTTTTGCATTGCAGGCTTGGGTGCATGGATTCCTTCCGTTGCTCCTGGACCGAGCGATAGCTTCTTCACACAAAACCGCAGCGTGAGCCCGACCAAATTGGCGGGTCTTCGCTTTCAAGGAAGTTCTGAATCGATTCAAGATTGTCTTATCGATGCCACGAACCAACTTGCAGCTCAAAGCTCGGAAGCTGGCGATCCGGATGTGATTTTCATTAACCCGGTATCTTACCAAACGCTCGTTAAGAATTTGACTGGCCAAGGTCAGTATCAAATGATTCGCGCTAAGGTGAATGAAGAAGTAGAGATTAGTTTCAAAGCGTTGGTTCTGCCAACCGCTAACGGTGAAATTTCAATCATTCAAGACCGCAACTGCCCGGCTCAAACGGCTTACATCTTGACGATGAAAACCTGGAAGCTGCGTTCCTTGGGTAAAATTCCGCAATTTTTAACCTTTCCTGGTTTCTACGATATGCTTGGCTTCCCAATTCCTGGCCAAGACGCAGTAGAAATTCGCGTGGGTGGTTATTTGAACTTGTCGTGTAATGCTCCTGGCGCTAACGCCGTGGTTGCATTGCCGCAATAATTACTGTCAGCCTCAATCTGCAGTAAGGGCCTCGGGCTTAAAACGTCCGGGGCCTTTTTATTTTCTGAAGCACCCATACATTAGAGAAGATATCTCTTCGACTTCTCGACTAGCTGCCCTGGCAATCGAGCGGTTTCATTCCAGGGCCAAACAAAGAGGTATCTCTTATGGCATCCAATGCCCTTGGTAATAATGGCGGAAGGTTATACTCCTTCGGCGCTCAACCCGTTCTTATTGATTGTAATTTCGTCGTCGATTCTTCTAATGGAAATGGTCTTGGCATTCGCAGCCTTAAAGGCCAAGGCGTCGAAAACGTCTTCATGCACACTAGCGCAACCCCTGGACGTGGTCCGAATGGTTATTTGAACCCAAATCCGGTAGCTGGCTTTGCATTGGTTCAATTAAGCTCCAATTATAACCGCTATCTCGGTGGATTTTCTGGTTTCGTTTCTCCTGTAACCGGCAGCGCAATCCCTATCGCCGCAGGAGCGAATCTTACAGTCCACAATCCATACATCATCGGTTCTGTCGGGGTTGGCCCCGCTGGACAAGCAACCATCACGGCTGTAGCGGATGTAAGCGGCTCTTTGGCCGGAAAATATTTCACCCTTTATGATTCTTACGGGAATAGTTTTGTAATTTGGTTCAATGTTTCTGGCGTTGGCAGCGCTCCTCTTGTCGGACCTGCGGCAGCATACGGACAGCGTGGCGTTCAATACGTTCAACAAAGTATCGCCGCTAACTCTTCGGCAACCACCATTGCCGCTGCGTTGGTTCTTACTATTGAAAACCTGGCTTCTGGCATTGTTGGGGTTAACTCCTTCACTGCTTCCAATGTTGCTGGCGTTGTAACTGTTGTTAGCACTGCAAATGCTCCTCTTGCTGGCATTCCGCAAGATGGATCGACTGTTATCCCAGCTTCAGGCCCTGCAGTTCCGATCTATTTTGCTCTTTCTCCGTCTGGTTCTGCTTCGGCTGGTTCTATCTGGACCGATGGAAGCGGAAATCTTTATTCCGTTACTGCAACTATTGCGTCGGGAAGCGTACTTCAAACGAGCGGTGTGGGCGTTCCGGTTGGAAATACCCTTTCCTATGTATCCGGGCCTGGCGCAAGCTCGGCTCTTACGTTTACTTCTGCAGTTACGGGCTATGCAACTGGCTTCTCTTTTGCTCAAACAGTTAGCGACACGAACTTGGGCGATTGGCAGGCGGTTGGCCTTCCAAAAGGGCTCAATCCGACCATTGGTCAAAGTTTCATTGCAACAGCCACTGGCGCCGGTGGAAGCACTGGGACGGTCTATGCTCCGGGTGTTTCTAACATTCATTATATTGAAGTTATCGGCGATCCGAACCAATCTTTTGCTCCTCAAGCTCAAGGCGGAAGCGCAAATGTTGGTGGATGGATCATGGTGCAATTGTTGAACGGCGGAACTCCTACTGCTCCGAACAACGGTTCGGTGCTCGGTATGAGCTTCTATGTAGACAATCGCTTCTCTCCGTCTAACATCGGCCTTTAAGTAGAAATCTAAATCGTGGGTCAGCTGGTTTATTCCGGCTGGCCCATTTTAGTTAGGATTTAAATGGCAAGCCTAAGCGCAATTCCGCAGCAAGTAATTCTTCAGACTGGAAATGGCGTTAATCTTCTATCCTGGAATATTGTTTCAGGAGCTACAGGCTATTCGGTCCAGCGCTCTACTGACGGCGTAAATTTCACCGTCCTTGCTACGCCTTCGACAAATTATTATGAAGATTCGGCTGTAACTATTGGAACTGCTTATTACTATTCCGTTGCATCAGTAAGCGTTGCTGGAACCTCTGGTTATGCGCCATCAAATCCAACATCTATCGTTCCATGCGCCCCAGGTCAGATCAACTTAGGTTATCTTAGATATCAGGCAAAGCTTCGCGCCGATATGCTGAAATCAAATTTCGTTACTAATGACGAATGGAATTTCATGGTTAACAACTCGATGTATGAGTTGGGTGATATCCTTACTGCTAAATTCGGTGAAGATTATTTTCTAGCCCCTCCATTAATTATTCAAAGTACATCTGCCCTTTATTATCCTCTCCCTAACGGAACGAACTATCTTGGATTTTTAGATCCGATAAGTGGTGCGTGGATGCCCAATCCCAATGGAACTCCGGCAGCTGCGGCCTTCAAAGAATATTCCATGGATTTTAACAGTTTTGGCGCTCAGGTGAACAATACCCAAGGCTGGGTTTCAATGAGTCGCTTCAATTGGGCGGACCATAATAAATATAATATTTTGCTTGGCGCGGCCTCCAATAACGTTTCGGGGCAATATTGCTCATTTCAATA